GACAAAGTTGCTGGAGCAGATTGCTGACCCTGGCAAGCTCGAACGTGAGCGTGCGGCGCGGCAGGAAGCGCGAGAACGCCGAGTAGCAGCCTCAGAGGCAAGGCACCAACGGGCTGTAGCACGGAAAGAACGTCTCGCTACCAGAAGGGAAAATACCCAGCAACGCGTCACCAGGCGCACGCCGGGCCCCTTGTGGGCCACTAGAATACTTCGTGTGGTGGGCTGGGCCTGGGTGGTGTTCTTGGTTCTTGTGGCTATCAGCGTGGCATCTGTGAACATCGTGGCCGCACTGACGGCAGGCTTGCTGGCCGCCGGCCTGACGTGGACCCTCGTGCGGCGGTCTAGCCCTCGTACAGCCGCAGCGGCACCTGCATCCCAGGAGCCCACCCTGTAAACGGGCTCTGAAATCCAGTCGGCAAACCCCACACATGCCAGGTGGTGTTGTCCGTTAACAAAGTAACTGTGTCATTGGTACGAATAAAAAATATCCGAGCCGCTGGGCGCGAACAATATAGTTTGCGCCCGCACGGTGTCTCTGTCGGGCGTCTCTGTTTCGTAAGCACGGGTCTTGCTTGCCAAGCTTATCGCGCATCCGGGCAAATCATACGAATCTGTGACCACGTAATCTCCGTTACGGTCAATCTCACGATGATTTACCCGCACTGTTTGAGGGTGAGCAAAGAACATCAGACCCCCTAGAACACATCCTCAGGTTTCGTAACCGAACGCACCAATGCCATGAAACCATCCTGAAAATGTGTCTTAGCGATAGCCACCCAACGTCGGTCGCTAACGCTTCTGTTTTCGATTACCCGCCATACCTTAGCTACTTGAATCTCAGCGTCTTTGATCAGGTTAACCAACTCAATATCATCTTCGCTCAGCTCCCGATAACCCTTGATCTCGGCACTCTTCATTCTCTACCCTCTCAATTCAGCGGTTGATGTCCGACGTGGCAGGTAAGACTCTAGGATCTTCTTCTCGGCATCAGTCACACCCATAGTACCCTGAGCCGCTGCATCCGAGAGGCGATACGAGTACTCACCCACAGTTTCTGAGATCACACCGCCAAGGCCAGGGGCGGTAAGAATACGAATTACCATCGAGCACACAACCCCAACGATATCATCAGGGATGCTTGTATACCCGTGCGTGTACGTGGTAAAGCACATTGGGCTCTGCCACTGCAAAGCGAACAGCACTTCTTCAGCCAAGTTGATAATCGAGCCGCCGTCAGTGAGCCATACTTCATCCGACCCATCCCAGTAACAGCCGGGAATAGTCACCAATGAAGAACTGTTAGGCAATCTGATAGCAATACTATCCACTGAGATAACTGGCCGTTGCGGAAGAATAAGCCTGTAGCCGACCGGGCGAATACCTACAGTAGACTGATTTACTGTGAAATCTTGTTTGGAGATACGCCGAGCAGTCGCTGAGGCATCAGCAATAAGCGCTATAGCTCGTGCATTCTCAATCACATAGGTGGAAGGTAGCCGGGCGACCACATCTGTTGGTGCGATCAGCGGAGGTAGTGACATTGCAACCTCCTAGGTCAAGACCGGCATGCGGGCCGTTCGTTGTGCTGCCCCAGCCCACCGCTCTAGGTCAGCCTCAGTCGTGAGACGAGTGGGTATCTGCTTCGCTCTCGTTGAGGCGGCAAGCCAGCCCTTCGCCGTCGTGAGGACCGCCAGCGCAGCTGTCCATGCGTTGAAGTCATTGGCTTCAGCAAACACACCGCCGTCGCCCAGCGCTTCCCGCAGACCCGGCGTTGGCGTAGCGATGGTCGGGATGCCGGAACACGCTGCCTCGACGCCGGCACGGCCGTAGCTCTCGTAGACCGAGGGCATGAGCAGCACACGCGTCCGGGCGTAGACCTGGGTGGTCATGTGGTGAGCGGCTACATGCGGGATAATCTCGACGTTGGGCATTTTCCGTACATCTTGTTTGCCGTAGGCCCCGCAAACACCAAGGAACTTCAAGCGCGGGAAACGCTCAGCCAGCGCATAAAAAATCTCGGAACCTTTGTCTTCAAACAAATTAATTAGGGTAACACGCCCTTTAGCTGTGGTAGGCGGGGTTACCCGGTACTGGGCTGGGAAGATGGGTGGCCGAATGACAATACCGCGCGGCGGTTCGCCGAGGTAGTCCCGATACCAGTCCTCGACAGCTTTTTTCATCCACTCGGTATTGTAAACTACCAGATCCGTGCCATGCTTCAGATCATGCCTGCTCTTCATGTGATCATTGTGCATAAGCGTTATTACCGGGATGCCATGCATCTTACCGAGTATCGAGGCCCGCAGTGTATTCATCAAGTACGTGACTATCAAATCAGGCTTGCCTTCCGGTGCCGCTAACCATCGCAGCGGGTCAGCCTGATCTACATACGGGTAAACTGCCGAACCTTCATGCATGTAAGGACCTGTAACGTACATCGGATGCGGCATAGAGAGTTGAATCGTGACATGATGGCCATCATCGATCAGCTTCTTAGCAAACGCGGCTGCGGTTGTCTCAGCCCCAGCGCAGTGCTGGGGTAACCACAAATGCACCATAAACAAAATGCGCATGCCGCCACACCACCAATAGTTTATCATGTTTCGAGATATTGCATTTCAAGCACGCGGGCAGGATGTTACCTATGCCATGCCGCCCACCTTTGTTGATAGGCACTACATGATCCATGTGTGGAGATGGCGTGGCTTTTCCACAATAAGCACAGCACCCACGGTACCGGCGGCAAAGCTTTTGCCAGTCTCGATAAGTTACCTTCACACTATCTGGATGGCTTGTAATCTGTAGTCGGCGAAAATGCTGCACCTGTCGAACGTACACAGGGTTTTTGGCTCGCCATTTGCGGCCCGCCGCACGCTGACTGCATGGCTTGGAGCAAAAATGCTGACGCAAATTACAGGGCGTAAACACTGTACTGCACTCACAAACCAATGACAAAGGAACTGCCGGGCGACCAAAGATAAATCGCGCATAGCATAGCTGATCACAAAACGACACATCTATTCTGCGATGGTTAAGTGATTTTCTACACCCTACATATAAGCATTTACGATCTTCAGTCGAGTACCGTTTCATTCCAGGGTGCAAACGAGCCCACTCTTTGCATCTACCTGAGCAGTATTTACGCCGAACATCTGTGTTATCGAGTGGTATACCGCACGGATAGCAGACTCGTGTACCCTGAACCATGCTAGACCTGCTCTCTCAGGTTTGGCGTGCCCCGGCAGGCGGGCCTAATCGCTTGCCGGGGCTTTACTCTGTCAGCCTATCACACTCCGTGATCAGCTCGCCGAGGCCGAGCCTGTAGACAGCACGCCGAACGGGTAGCGGGTGGCGTCGTTGCTGTTGAGGTTGGTGATCGGATTGGCTGTCGCGAACGCAAGACGCATTACGACACGCATAATCTGGCCATCTTGCTGAGCGGCGTTATAAATAACTTTGCCTGTGTCATCGACGATTACACCCTGGTCGAACATTTTGAAGGTGATATCGCTTCTAGTGCCTATGATAGCCATTGACCAGTCACCAAGCAGCAGATCAGCAACAGTCGGATCCCAGGAGCCATTACTGACTTCCTGCAGTGGGTAGCCATACAGGCTTCCGCCCTTGCCGTTCTGCAAATCCGGCATGTAGATCGGCTCACCAGACCCGCTCGAACGGACGCGCAGCAGGCGCCACTTAAATCCAGGCCGGATCATCCAACCATTGATGTTGGTATACCCGTCCAGTGCGACGCGCTCAGCCAGCGACGCCACGGCAGCAGGGATGTCCGGGCTTGTGTCCGTGATGATGTTGCCCGCCGCGATGGCCGCCGGGATGATGGCAGAAGGCCATGTAGCCGGCTTGTTAGTGCCGAAGAGGCACGCGCCGTCAACAGCACGCCCCAGGGCTTCCACCAACCTCGGCCGTACTTCATCCCACAACGGAATGTTGGTATCTGCCAAGTACGCATCAGGGATTGGCACCAGCGCAGCCAACTCTTCAACTACCAGTGTGACGTTCTTCCACACCATTGATGTCGTCTGCTTCAAACCGCTGTCGCCGGAAACCCAGTACGCCTGGGGAAGAACATCTAGCACGGGCAGCCGCTGAGTCCGGGTGGACATCGGCACATTCCGTGCCATGCTCATAACCGACGACTGCTGAGGCAGCATCTGGATGATGTCCTCAGCCAACGGCTCAGGAACAAGCGGGTCTGTGCTGTACGGAGGGCTACCTCGGTTAATT